TGGAGTTAAATACACCAAAACAGTCGCAGAATCTGTTCCAATATCAGATGTAACAGGAATCCACGTTGTTTATTATGATGAAGGAGTATTAACTGAAATGGCTAATCCGACTGATGCACAAAATTCTCTAGTAATCAGAACAAAACCTATTGTATCGTACCTGTATTGGAATTCTACAGATGGCGAAGCTATATACATCGGAGAGGAAAGACATGGTATTCAGATGGATGGTAATACCCATGCTTACCTACATTTCACTGAAGGATTAAGATACATAAGTGGATTAGGATTAAACAGTATTGTTATTGGTAATGGTAGTTCAAATACCCACGCACAATTCGGAGTTGATATTGGAGACGTTACCGATGAAGACATATACGACTTAATACAGCCCGTGTTATATACAACAGGGCTTCCAATTTACTATATGTTAGGAGATGAAGAATGGAGTAGAGATGTAGTAAGTGGCTATAGTGTAACTAAAACAGGAACAGTTGGTGAGGATAGGTTGGCGTACAACTTCTTAAATGGTGCAAGTTGGGAACTTAAAGAAGTAACTGATGGTGATTACGTATTGTGTCATGTGTTCGCTACTACAGAGAAGGATAAACCCATGATAGCTGTAATGGGGCAAAATGAATACAACAATGTGGTGAATGCAAGAACAGGAGCAGATACGGAGATTAGAAACCTAGTATTAAGTGAGTTACCATTGCCAGAGATAAGGCCAATAGCAACTTTGATATTCCAAACAAATGATTCTTATGCTAATGCTATGAAGGCAAAAATTGTTACTACAGCCGATGGAAATAATTATGTAGATTGGAGAGATGATTCAATATCCAGAGTAGAATTAAGCACAACAGACCACAACTCTCTAACAGGAAAGCAGGGCGGCACTTTAGGAGAGTATTATCATCTTACAGCGGCACAACAGGCCACAGTAGCCGAGCTTGACGGGTTTGGTACATATACAGACCAAGCAGCACTTCAATCAATAGACCTAGAGAATAGACAGTTAATGTCTAACACAGAGAGTGGGCCAATAGTATTGAATTGGGAGAATGGGCAAGTAAAAATAGCAAGTGGAGCAAGTAGAAGTGCATATACTATAATAGATAATGCCAACAGTTCGGATAGGACAGTTACCTTCCCTGACAAAGATGGAACAGTAGCTATGCTTGATGACGTTGGTTTATCACAGGCTCAAGTATTAACAAGAACAATTTAATTTTAATAAACTTAATATGATAATTCTCAATACAACAAGTGATGCAGTAGAAGCAGTATTAACAAGTGCTGCTGCTGTTAATCAACTTCAATGTGCCAGTTCTTATAGAGATATAACGACCACGACATTTATTCCTAGTAGAAACATGATACTCACTAGCGACACAACGGCCGTGTCAATAGTTCCAGCCCCCGATACAGACAACCAAAGGGTTGTAGACTTTATATCCGTATTTAATTCTGATACTGCTAATGCCACAGTAACCATACAATTCAATGATGGCAGTGGTACATTTACACTATGGAAAGGGGTGTTATTACCAAATGAAAAAGTGGAGTACGCAGAAGGTTCTGGATTCAGATTAATTAGTAATGGTGGAGTTGAAAAGACAGCTGTAATGAATGCAACCTCACCAGCAAGTAGTGTATTAAATATCGTTACCCTAGCAGCGGATGTAGTTAACAATAATGCCACATTAAACACCATCGCAGATGTAGACGGATTGGCCGTGCCTATAACAGCGGGAAATAGATACTGGTTTAGATTCCATATAACCTATACGGCACAGGCTACTACAACAGGTTCAAGATGGAGCGTATTTGTACCAGCGAACAACTATTTTGCCATGACTTCAAACTATACTCTAACAGCGACTTCAAACACGCCAAACAATATCATAGCTAACGACATACCAGCTGCATCAAATGCAACTTCACTTGGAAATGGTTCAACTACAGGTAATATGTGTGTAATGGAAGGATTTATAACACCTACAGAAGATGGATATGTACAAGCAAGGTTCGCTTCCGAAGCTGCCAACTCTGCTATCACTGCTAAACAGGGTAGTTTTGTTGAATGGTTACAAGTAATTTAACAACTAATTAAATGAAGAAGATCATAAAGTGGGTTATGGCCTTAATATTGGCTCTCGTTCTTGTTTTATTCGCAAAACAGATTTGTTTATTACTAGGTAGTGTATTTATTTGGTTATTCTTTCATATATGAGTTATTGGTCAGATAGACAAAGCAGAAGACTGTTACACAGTGAAAGGCTAGGATTAGCTGCAATGAACAAGGTATTGCCTATGTATGACCTTGCACTGCGAAACATTAATAAAGAGATCAACAGTATATATGTAAACTACGCCAATAAGGTTGGATTAGATGTTGGTGAATTAAGCAGGGTTCTATCTGGTGCTGACAAGAGTAATTTTATCAAAAACATTCAGGCTGATATGAGGGCGTTGGGATTCAATGTATCTGACATCTATGATAAGAACTACATAGCCCGTTTGACACGCCTAGAGGCTCTCAAACAGCAGGTATACTGGCAGATACAGCGTATAGCCCCAAAGGAAATAAACACCACCACAGGGGCGTATGCGAGGATAGTCTTTGACGCTTACAATTCCCAAAGAGAAGATATTAGATTGCAGATGGGAGCTAGTAGCGGGTTTTCTACTATAGACGACAGGGGTATCAAGGAGATATTGGCTAACCAATGGGAAGGTGGTAATTATTCAACGAGGATATGGACTAATACTTCAAGATTATCAATGAACTTACAAGAGGTTCTAGGAGCGGGACTAACCACAGGTATATCACAGGATAAAATGATCAGAATGATACAAGAGCGAATGGATGTTGGAAAGTTTAATGCTACTAGGTTAATCAGAACAGAAACCGATTACTTTCAGAATCAAGGGGAACTACAAAGCTACAGAGACGAGGGCATTAGATTCTATAAGTTTGACGCTGTTATGGATAATAGAACTTCCAATATATGCGAGGAACACGATGGTAAGGTGTACAGGGTAGAAGATGCCACAGTTGGTGAGAACTTTCCTCCATTACATCCTAATTGTAGATCGGGAACGCAAATCGTGTTTGATAACGAAGTAAAAGCGAGAGAAGTTGAGAAAGCCCCTACTCCACAACCTAAAAAGGAAGATGTACTCAATCCAGAGACAACCGATATGTTCAAAGAAATTTATGAAGCCAACATCGGAGGTCTTGTATCGGATGGTTGGAAGCGTAACAAGTAGTGTATGTAACAAGTGTTACCCTAACTGTTGGTAACGGTGAATATAGTTAATCTTATTACCCGAACAATGTTTGATCTTGAAGAAAAGACTGTTAAACAAAGGAACAAGATTGATACACTAGAGCAAGAGAACGAAGAGCTTAAAGAAACTATACTGATTAACAGGAGATTTAACAAATTATCCCTTAAAGAAAGGATAAATGTAGCCATTGACATTAAGGAGATAAGTAATAGACTAGAGAATATAGACCAGAGAGTTAAACAACTCGAAGTTAAACCTAAAAAGAAGAAAACATTTAAGTTTTTAGGGGAATAAAGTGAAAACCTACTGTCCAAGGTCAGGTTTATACAAAATTATCCGTGAGTTAGTCGATGAATTTCCTACTTTACGCCAAGATGAGCAAAGGCTCGTATGGTGTGTTTGGGTTAAATTGGGTTATGCCACAGAATATATTATGAACTATTCTGGGTATATGAACGCACCGTCTGATTCTACAATATTAAGAATAAAACGAAGACTATTTGCAGACCATCCACCATATAAATTCAGTAGCAAAAAGAATGCCTAATCAAGAAGGATTAATTATTAATAGCAAGGGAGATTTCAAGAGTGTTAATGAAATGGTTTATGAGAGTATGGATAAGAGTGAACCTATATACAAAGAAGACCCGTACAAGGAAGTTACATTCGATCAGATGATGGACGAGATGATAAGAAGAAGAGAAGCCCGAAGAGAGATTGAGGGTATTCCCGACAGTATAGAGATAGAAATAAAATCTGACACCCCTATTGTGATTGGCTTGTTTGGAGACCAGCACATGGCGGGGAAGGAAGTTGATTATGAGATGTTGAGAAGAGATGTACACTTCATAGCAGAGAATCCAAAGTGCTATACAATACTTGGTGGAGATGTAGTGGACGGTGCTGCGTTCAATCCCGCACAAGATGACAAGATAGCCTCATTCACAGAAGAGACTACAATGGCTCTCAAGATGTTTGATATGTTAGGCAAGGGAAGTATATTAGCGGCCCTACAGGGTGATCATGATATGTGGAGTGAGAAGAGTGGCCCAACTCTATACAATAGCTTCAGAGAACGATATAAGACACCTTTAATGAGGGGTTCAAGTGTAATCATGCTTAAAGTAGGGGATGTTGTTTACAGAATAGTATGTGCTCACCAATTACCAGGGAATTCTATATATAACGATAGTCATCCAGAAAACAGAGAGAGTAAATTCGGAAGACAAGGGGCTGATATATATGCAGGTTTCCATAACCACAAGAAAGCATTATCTCAACAGTCAGTATCTATCGCAGGAGAGGGTTCTAAAATGCAGACCTTTGTTGCAGGTGGCCCATACAAACTAACTGATTCATACAGTGCAAAGAAAGGGTATGGTAAGAAGGATCAATCGAACGAATCCACGGTTGGTGCGGTATGGCTAGTATTACACCCTTACAGAAAAGAAGTTGAAGCCTTTTGGAGTTTAGAAAGTGCCAGAGAAAGGATTGAACCTTATCTTACAGGGAAGTTGAAGTCTAAAAAGCCAACGGCTGTATCTGATATAATTAAGGAGATAGCAAAATGAGAATAAAACGACAATTATGTGAGGTATATTCTAGGGTAGTAGGATATATAAGACCAGTTAGCCAATGGAATCCAGGGAAACAGGCAGAGTTTAGAGATAGAAAAACATTTAAGATGTGGCCGTCTGGGACAGTTTTGCAACAAAGTTAAGGCCTGATAGTGGTGGTTATATCTTTCCAATACCCATCACTAATTAGTTCTTAAACCCAATTTGTCGGATGACTTACAAGGGGTTGTTCTTAAAAATTGAATAGGGGTGTTTTGACATATTGAGGTGGCTCTAATCCTTGCAAGGCGAATTCAAAACATCTCTATTTAGTCTTTAAGACTATGTTCGTTAAAAACTAGGTATACATGGAGGCATAAATGAAAATCAAGGCGAATAAAAAGTATCGCAATATTGACTTTCGTTACATAGCAGAATTGAAAAGCTATGTGGGGCTATCCAAAGAAGAGTTTGACGTGGCACTCAATGGCGTGTTATTTCGGGGACAGCGACACCCATTATGCTACGTTTTCTGGCCAGAGGGGAAATATCGTAATGTACGGATAACCTTAACAGGAGAGATTGGAACATTGATAGGTGAGAGTATCATCACTACACAATCTCCGCATTTAGAGAACTCAACAAGGGGGATAGTTTTATTGCCAGACGATAGGATAACCAATTTGGGTTATTCTGTCCTACAGTTCATGTAATACCTATTGAGGGGGTCAAAATAAATCATACGTCTGGACACTTTGTCCGTCATACATGATACCCCCTCTTTAGTTTTCTTTTTATCCTTTCCCTTGTTGTATATGTTACTTTTATGTTACTATTAAATATGGATACAGCTGCAGAGCGTAGTACTGATAATTTAATCAAATGACATTATGTCAGATGAACAAAAGACCACTCTTGGTGTAGAAACTCCAGAAACACCAGTTATAGAGGGCAAAGCGGAGGAAAAACTTTTAACTCAAGAACAGTTTGATCGTGCTCTAAAGGAGAGGCTCGAAAGGGAACATCTCAAATCTCAAAAAGAGATAGACGCAAAGATTAAAGAAGTTCGTGAAGAAACAGAGAAAATGGCTCTACTGTCTTCAGAGGAAAAAGAAAAGGAATTGACATCTAAACTTAAAGGAGAGTTAGATACAAAGGCGAAGGAATTGGCAATTAGAGAAAATAAACTCGATGCCTCCGATATGTTCGCAAAAGCAAATATCCCTGTTGAGTTAGTGACTTATGTTATCGACCCTGACAAGGAAAAGACTTTAGAGAACGCTGAAGTATTTATTAAAAACTATAATGAATCTGTAGCCCAAAAGGTAGCAGACCAGTTAAAAGGAAATCCCCCTAAAGATATAAGTATCAATTCTAAAACAGAACCTGCAAAGGTTGTAACGAGCTTTTAGAATAACTTAATAATTTAGTATAATGGCAAAAGAAGACGCATTAAGCGTATTTCTGTCAAACGGCGTAACAGCTGATAAACTACAGGAAACATACGCAGAAGTGATCGATATGGTACAAAAAGGTGCTATATCTTCACAGATAAAGAACGTAAATTTAAGTGGTGATCCTCAAGGTGGAAGTGTTGAAGTCAAGAGATTGATGACAGCTGCTTCACAGGCATACGGGACAGCACGAACAGCAGGAGAAGGTGACAAAGTTAGCAATAACGGTGTTACTATTAATCTTGATACGGATAAGGAAATCGTTGAGGAAGTTGAGTTCAAAGATGTTCAATTATATGGAATATCTGATATTCTTGGTAAGAGAAAATTGAACCACGAAAAGGCAATGATCAGAGAATTAGATACCGCATTCTTCACAGAAGCAGAATCAGCAGGTACAGAAGCTACGATCACCTCTTCAACAATTCAAGATCAGGTTGAGGAATTAATACAGGAAGTTGAAACTACATCTAACAGCAATGTCGATGGTGTTGATAGAGACATGATTGTATTGACAGTCAAACCAGCTATATTTGGACAATTGAGAACCTATATTGATTCTCTTCCAAATCCAGTAAACGGTGGGGTAAATGTTGATAGTTACCACGGTGTAAGAATATTCTCTAACAACAGACAGACGGCAGATGCAATCTGTATGGTGGTTGGAAGTGTTGCACAACCAGTAATTGCTACGCCTTATGCAGTTGAGAGAATTCCTCTTTCAAACTCAATGGCAGTAGAGTTGTTCTATTCATTTGGAACACAAGCAGTAATGGCTGACTTGATTCAGTATGCAACTTTTAGTGAAATAAGTGCTTAATTAGTTAAGAGCCTTTCTTAATAGGGAGGCTCATCTAATTTTAGATAGAGAATTATGAATGATACAAAAGATTTGATAATGGAATATGCCTTGATCCTGAACCCAGCCTTACAGGTTGGCTATAACGAGGATTCTGCCCTATTAGACTTCGTAGTAAGCGATGTAATGGATAGAGCCTTAATCTATATGAATAGAGGCCAATTAGTAGCACAGTTTGAGGAAGATGTAGCTGATACAACAGTTGAAGAGGAAGATTATGTCTACCCTATTCCTGTTCAGTTAAATAGACCTTTGGCTAGTGTGGTAGTTGGAGTATTCAAAACGGTTACGGATCTTCCTACAGCCACCACAGGGGCGATAACGAGTATCTCGGACAATGGTCAGAGTATAAGTTATGGATCAGGAATAGCAACTTATCTATCTTCGGTGTCCGACAGTGAGATATTCTCTTCAGTTAGGGAATTGTTAAATAAATTCAGAATACCAACCATCGTTGAGAATACCAGTTTCATTTACAACCCAAGTAGCAAACGCATTCTACGATAAAGTAGTAACCATCTACACCAAAACAAGTGTGGTAGATGAAGAAGGGTTTGCATACGAAGAAGAAACAGAGACCGAAACAACCTTTAATGGGAATGTGAGATTTGATAATCTTGCAGAACTCCAAGAGAATTACGGTCTTGAAGAGGTTATAGATATCTCTATCACAACGGATACAGATATCGAGGTAGGAACGATACTAGAGTATGAGAATGTTCTTTACAGGGTAATGAAAGCAATTCCATTCGATTCGCATAATTTGTTAATAGGTACAAAATGGTTATCCAAGTCCTCGGACTTAATAAGTGCATAAAGAAGTTTGACGCCATCGGTAAGGTGGATATGAAACCTTTTATCACCAAAGCCACGCAGTTAGTGCAGAGGACAGCAAAAGATATGTCTCCAGAAGATACAGGGTATCTCAAAAGGAGCATAAAAAGGGATACCTACGGAAAAGGATCTGATGTTACAGGAAGGGTTTATACATCTACAGAATATGCTCCATACCAAGAGTTTGGAACAGTTAAGATGAGAGCCCAACCGTTTATGTTCCCTGCATTGCAGAGGCATACAAAGGACATACAGAGTGGAGCGAAGACATATATAAAGGATCAATTACTTAAACTAGGAAAATAAAGGAAATGTACGAACCTAAAAAAGATATATACACAATGCTATCTTCATTAGAGGATGTAACTGTATATCAGGCTCGACCAGAAGTCATCACAACCTTTCCTTGTATTACCTTCTATGTAACTGGAAACACGCCAGAATATACTCTTGATGATGGGATAGGATCTCAAGCAATAGAGGTGGTAATTGATATATATGCTAACACAAGTATTGAGAGCGGAGAATTGTTGGTCGCTCTTGAGAGTAAAATGTTAGAAAATGGCTACAGAATGGTCTTTGGTAGTGATGTACCAGAGGACACGAAGAGCCATATAACAACAAGATTTAATTTAAGCTATTAGTAAAATGGCAGCAGTAAAGAGTTTAGGAACAACTCTAACCAAGTCAATGAGTGGAGGAGAAGAAGCAGATCTATTGATTGCTGATTTAACTTCTATCGGAGAGATTGGTGTTGAGAGTTCCGAAATAGATGTCACTACTTTAGATTCTACAGGTGGATATAAAGAGTACATAGCAGGGTTCAAAGACGCTGGAGAAGTTTCTCTTGCAGGAATCATTAAGAGTGAGGATGCAATGGAAGCAATGTTAGCGTTAGCAGAGAGCCAAGCTATCGAAGAGTGGACAATTGAAACCACAACAGGTTCTACATGGGTATTTGATGGATTTGTAAAAATCTTCAAAGAAGCAGAAGCAACCGTTGAGGGTGTAAGAGGATTTACAGGTTCAATCAGAGTTTCTGGTGCTCCTGAATATACCGCAGTTGAGGCTAGTGTATAAGTCAATGGGTGGGGTAAAGCTCACCCAACTTATCTAATTTAAGAAACAAAAGAATGAAATTACAATACAATGCAATAACCATAGCAAACTTGGAAGACGAGCTAGATATTAAGCTATTAGAGTTGTTCATGGATGAAGACGCTATTAAAAAGACAGTAATGTCTATGAGAAGATTGTTAGCGTTAATCAGTGCTGGATATAACAATGACTTGGAAATGGGAAACAAAGTTCTTATGGAAGAGTTAGCCAAGGGTAGAAATCAAGGTGAGATTTTTGAAGAGGTAGTAACAGCTCTTCAGGAGGTGCATTTTTTACCAGTAGCGGAGGAGAACCCTCAAGTGAACCAGAAACTAAAACATGGAACAGAACTTTCAAAAGCCAATGGCAAGATGGAGAAGAAACAGCCATCAGTCTAGGGCTGTCAATGGATCAGTATTGGCATATGACACCGATATTGTTTGAAAAGTATTGTAGTGTAAGGAAAAGGGAAAATGAGAATAGAGTTAGAGAAAACGATTCTCTTAATTGGATATTAGGGAAATACATATCGTATGCGGTTAATAAGCCAGAGAAGTATCCTAGTAAACCATACCTAACGGAAACAGTTGAACCAAAGGTGATGACAGGCGAAGAGATGGAGAGGAGAATCAAAGGGTTAAATAAATTGTTTAATGGTACAGTAAATGCCACAAATAGGAAATCTTGAAGTCTTAATCAAAGCAAATGCGGATCAGTTCCGTAAAGAGCTTAATGATGTAAACAATAGGCTTGGTGTAATGGGTAAAAACGCACAAACTGGAACAGCCAGAACGAGTGCGTCTTTTTCAAAGTTGGGTATTGCTGTTGGGATAGCGGCTACTGCGGTTGCATATGCAGTAAGCAAGATGATTACAAGCTCAACAAAGTTAGCAATGTCCGCTATTGAGAGTGAAAATCTTGTGAGTGTGGTGTTTAAGAATTCAACGAGTGAGATAGTGGCATGGAGTGACAAATTATCTTCGGCACTTGGTCTTAATGCTTATACATTGAGAAAAAATGCTGGGGTATTTTATAACATAGCAGACGCACTGGGAGTGAGTAATGACAATGCTATGACACTTTCAAAGGGATTGGTTCAATTATCAGGCGACATGGCTTCCTTCTACAATATCAGTGATGAAGAGGCTATGGTGAAGTTGAGGGCGGGTATTACAGGGGAGACAGAACCATTGAAACAGTTGGGTATTGTTGTTGATGATACCACTATTAAACAGACCGCTTACAGACTAGGAATAGCTAAAACTGGAAACGAATTATCAAATCAGGAGAAGGTACTAGCTAGGTACATGACCATCATGGAACAAACCAAAACTGCACAGGGAGACTTGGCAAGAACTATTGATAGCCCTGCAAACCAATTAAGGATATTAAAGTCTAGGATAGAACAGATAGCAACCTCACTTGGAGCTATATTCATTCCTGCATTAAATGCAATACTTCCGTACATACAGGCCTTTGTAACGATGATAGGAAGAGCGGTAACTGCAATAGGGAAGCTGTTCAATATCGCTGGTATTCAAGCGGCAGGTCAAAGCGTTAGTGATTCTGTATCTGGAATAGGAGACAGTGCCGATGGTTCTGCTGCAAGTGTTGGAAATTTGAAAAAGGAACTTGCTGGATTAGCTTCATTTGATGAGATGAATGTTTTGAAAGCACCAGAATCAGGCGGTGGTGGAGGTGGAACTGGTGGCAGTGTTGGATCTGGATTAGACTTTAAGTTGCCAGAGATGGATATCACAGGAATAAATAGTAAGGTGGATGGAATAATTGAGAAATTTACATGGATGAAGTCAGAGATATTGAGAATATGGGGAAATATCGTAACGGATCTAGGATTGGATAGGGTTGCATATTTCTGGGGTACAGTATTGAACGATTTTAACAATGCTACTATCACATGGAGTCCAATAATAACCGAAAATGTGAAGAAACTAATGGTTTCTATAAACAGAGACGCTATTCAGCCATACTTGGCAATATCAAAGCAGATGTGGTTTGATTATCTTGCTTCTGTACAAAGAATGTGGGATGAACAGGGGGCGAACATAGCGAATGGTGTCATGGAAGGAATAAACAACCTTGTGACGATATTCAATTTGTTATGGTCGAAGATATTAGAACCAATAATAACACCTTTCCTCAACGCCTTCAGAGAGGCTTGGAATACAAGTTTGAAGGGTGCAGTGGATTCTGTTGTACAATTTGTTGGGAAGCTGATAAACCTTGTGTTGATTATATGGAATAATGTTATTTCACCAATAGTGAGTTGGGTTATTACCATTCTCGGTCCAATATTTACTAAACTTGGGGATTCCTTCGGAAACATATTGAGGACAGTTCTGTCAGTAGTTGGCTATGTGGTACAAGGTGTTATGGGAGCATTAAACGGAATCATAACCTTTTTAACAGGGGTATTCACTGGCAACTGGAGAGGGGCATGGCAAGGAGTGGTTTCTATCTTCACGAGCATATTTAACGGAATTCTCGGAGTTATAACTTCTGTTGTTAATGGATTCATCTGGATTCTCAATAAGATGATTGGGGATATCAATAGCATAAAGATTGGAGACAAGTCCATGAATATAAGAACGATAGGGTATGTCTCACTTGAAAAGGCAAGAGGTTATAGTGGGGCATGGGCTACAGGTGGGATTACTAATGGGGCTTCCCTTGCAACAATTGGAGAAGCTGGAAAAGAAGCAGTTTTACCATTGGAGAACAATACAGGTTGGATGGATGATTTGGCTGCAAAGTTGAACGGAAATGGTGGACAACCTATTACAATCTATCTCGGTGGTGAAAAGGTATACGAGAAGACAATTGAGTATATCAAAGACAAACAGATGACCACAGGAATTAACATTTTAGGAATATAACTATGGCTATGACATACCAAGTACAAATTGGAGCAACACAATTAACAAAACTGACCAAGTTTGAGGTACAACCTGCAAAACTATGGAAGGATGCCGACAGGAATATGTCAGGTGATTTACAATCGACTTATATAGGAACATTCCCGAAGTTAATGCTTGAATTTGGGTACTTGTCAGAACTAGAATTGAAAGTGGTATTGATATTATTACAACCTGCTTCATTTAATGTATCTTATTGGGAGAGTAGAACAGGAACATATAAGACAGGTGTTTACTATGCAGGGGATTTTAGCTATCCGCTATTTGACAAAGAAAAAGGATTGTATGCACCATGGGGCGTGAACCTCATACCATACAAGAAGATAACTTATTAAAACGAACAATGCTAACAGTAACGGATGATTTCAAAAGTGCAATCAAAGCAAGTTCAAGAACTATCAGTGCCTATGTTACCGATGGTGTAAATGAAATAACAGGTGCTGATGATTTACGATCATTCAAACTCACTTCTAGTGGTGGTCTTTGTAGAACTGTTATGAGACAGGCTGAAGTTGTCTATTGGGGAGCTAACTCATACCTAGACAGCTATGTAAATATTGGGTTTGGTGTAGCCTTGCCAGAAGTTGTGGACAAAGGTGCGGTTACAATGTCAATTGCTAACCCTTGCGTAGTTTCTCTTAATGCTCATGGTTTGACCACAGGGGCGGTTGTTAGATTCTCAACTACGGAAACATTGCCAACTGGAATTACAGAGGGTGTTGAATATTATGTAATCAATAAATACAACACTGTCGATGATGAGCAAGTATTGGATGTAGACGCTTTCTATATAGCCACTTCATACGCTAATGCAATTGAAGGAACAAAGATAGTCACAACTGGTAGTCAGTCGGGAACACATGGGTTAGAACTCGTTACAGGGGCTTCCAGTAGTACATATGAGGAGATAGACTACGGAACATTCAAGGTTGTGGAGGAGAAGGTGGATATGGAGAACGAGAAAAAAACCTTGAAGCTATTTGATAAAATGTACGAGAGTTTGCAGTTATACACATTAACGCCTACTTATCCACTTACGATGAAGGCATTTTTAGAGGCAATTTGTACGGAGCTAGGCTGGACTTTAGGTACTTCTAGTTTTACACATGATGATTTATCTATAACTGCCGAGCTATTTGGAGGACAGGGTTTGACATATAGACAGATACTAGAACAGATAGCGGAAGCAAGTGCAACAGTTATGTATTTTAACACCAGTGACGAGTTGATACTAAAGACAATTACAAATACCCCTGTTGATACGATAACCCCAAGTGAAATGATAAACTTTAAGCTAGAACCAGAGTGGGGAGAATTGAACAGTGTTGTACTGTCCAGAATGCCACAGGAGGACAATATTGTACAAAAGGATGACGCTTCCATTGTAACTTATGGCTTAAATGAGTTTAAGATAATAAACAATGCCATTTTAGATGGTGATAGGGCAACCTATATTGGGGATATATACACTGATTTGCTAGGTCTTAAATACTACCCATTTGAAAGCCAAACCATAGGCTTGGGATATTACGAGGTTGGGGATATGGTCAGTGTAACAGACTTGGAAGCGACTACTCGAAGCGTTTTGATAACCGATGTAGAGATTACGATTGACGGTGGATTTACAGAAACCTTAAAGAGCAGGGCACCAGATAAAAGTACGACCCCATACGATACAGCGGGGATTATAGGACAAACAATCAAAAATACGCAGATAATTGTAGATAGACAACAAGGTGAAATAGATATCTTAACAGCAGCAGTTGCAGAAGGTGGTATTCCAAGACAAGCGGATGCCCCTGCTGATCCAGAGGTGAATGATTTATGGTTAGATACTGACAACAACATCATATATATATGGGATGGATCAGAATGGCAACCTACATCGATAGATCCTGCCTCCCTAGCCGATTACTACACAAAGGATGAGACCATTGCACAAATAACACTTACAGCTGATCAGATCAATCTATCCGTTCAAGCGGTGCAAACTGTTGCAAACTCGGCATTATCCCAAGCAGATACTAACAGTGAAGACATAGTGGTTATACAAAGTGATGTAACACAACTCAACCTTGATGTGGATAGTTTGGACATAGCCGTTACGGGTGTTGGTGGTAGTAACCTCTTAAAGAACTCAACTGGATTAAAGGGAACAATAGAGGAATGGCAGGAGTTTGATGAGGCAGGGGCTTTAATAGACGCTGATAATGATGGAACGGTAGTACAGACTACAGATGTTGAAAACAACAGTGAAAGTGGAAGTGCTATTCAGATAGACGAGCAATTTATAACGCAAACAATCCCAACTTTGGTTGATAATACTTATACTTTCTATTGTAGGTTTAACAAACTAGAAGATTGCGATCTTGCTATTTCTGGTATTGCAGGTGCTATTCCTATTACAGCGGGAAGCTATGTTGATGAGACTTGGGCTGTATTCAAATATCAATTCACGGCTACAACAGCATTGACAACAATAAACATCTCAAATGTAAGTTCTGGTGCTGGTGCATACTGCATACTAGCAGACATGGTCTGTAAGATTGGAGATGTAAACGGTTGGGTACAAGCCCCAAACGAAGTCTATGGTAAGAACTTTAAGTTTGATAAGGACGGATTCAGTGTAACTTCGCTAACAGATTACTTTAAGGCTGTTTTGGATAATGTAAAACTGGGTATATACGATACGAGTAGTGGAGCGGATAGAATCATGGCATTGTTTGGTAAGGATGCTTCTTTGATTACGCAATTAACAGCACAGGATGAATTTATTTTGCAAAGATACCAGAATTCCGCAAGTAGCACTAGATTTATACCAACAGCGACTGGTTCAATGATAGTAGTTAATAATAGCTAAAAACATATGGCAACAATATATGGTACATGTTCTACAAACCCAACAAGATATTCCTACTATGCAGTGTGGAGTGAATCCAATGTTAGTATTGTCAATAATACCTCTGATGTAACAGTTGAGGTCTATGTTCAGAAGATATCTACATATAATTCAGAGGCTGCTAGTAATCCACAAACATTATATATAGACGGAACAGCGTTTAGTGACAATAACGCTATTGATATGAACCCAGAGACTACTCCTAGACTTTGTAACTCTGGAACAAAGACAATTACCCACAGTGCCGATGGTAGTAAATCAATAACAATAAGTGCCCTTGGGTCATTACCGACAGGCGGCGGATATGGGCCAACAAGCGGTACATTAAGTGCAACAGTAGCACTAACCACAATTCCTAGGGCTGCAAGTATTACCAGCAGTTCAGATTTAACAATAGGAAACAACCTAGCATATACACTTTCAAACGCAGGAAGTTTGTATGTGAAATTAGAATACTATGTCTACGACGGTGCGAGTTGGGATTTGGTTTCAACCTCAAATGAGGGGACTGGAAGTAGTGGAACAATTACAATGGGTGCTACAGAGAATAATATCATGTATGCGGCAATGCCAAACACCACGAGTAGGGCTTGTATATTAAGAGCAAAAACATATTCTGATTCTGGATATTCAACACAGGTTGGTAGTGATTATGACAAAGCAGGTACTATATATGTGAATCAGGCGATCAACAACCCTACCTTCACAACATTTACAGTTGGAAATCTTGATAAAAATATCGCTGTTGTTGATAAATATGCCAACGCCTTGGTAACGAGCTCAACCTCAACATTGCTTGGTTCTGATACAAAGATGATTAAAGGGTACTCCAAGTTGAGGGCGGTTGTAACTACTGCGAACAAAATGGTGGCTCTTAACTCTGCAACTCCAATTAAATACAGGTTTGTGGCAGGAGCATTACAAACCAAACTCCTACTGTCTATTGGATCTACCGTAAACCTTGATATTGATAATGCTTTGACCAAGGATGTTTCAGTAGCCGCAATAGACAGTAGGAGTTTGGTTACAACCGTAACTGCTTCCCTTGCTAATATGGTAGAGCCAACTCCTATTTCCTTATGGGGTCTTACATTGACTAGAGATAACGGGGTAGATAGTGAAACAAAGTTGGCATTCTCTGGACTACTCTGGAAGGAATATTTTGGTGGTGGTGCAAATGGTGTAGCTAATACCGTAACATGCCATTGGAGATATAAACTAACCACAGAGGCTTGGGGAGCTCAAACATGGACAGCGATAACAGCAACTGATGATGGAAGTGGTAACCTTTCCTATGATGAGTATATTGAAGGTGATCTGGGGGTTAGTGGATTCGATGTAGACAAGTCTTTTGACATAGAGGTTCGGGCATTTGATAAGATATCACAAACAATTATTGAACAAACACTATCAGTTGGTACGCCAGTAATAGATATTACGAAGGATGGAATCGCAATAATGGGAAAGTATGATGTGGGAGTTGGGGGCTCTCTGCAAGTCGATGGATTACCCGTTGGAAGTAGTGGGAATTCACTCCAAGTCGATTGTAGTGGTGGGACTTCAGATACTTATGGGGTTTTGGGCGGGTTGGTTAATAGCTCAAACACAGTCTATACGGTTTCTTTAGGAAGTTATATATCGGGTTCTTTAAGAGTATATCTAAATGGTCGGTTGGAAACGCAAGGCAGCGGTGAAGATTGGGTAGAAACAACCCCCGCTTCAGGGACATTCACATTTGCAACAGCACCAGCAACGGGAGAAATTGTGACTGCTGTATATCAATTCACCACTGGTACTACAGGGAATGCTGACACACTAGACGGGGTACACTTATCTGGTTTACTCGATATGTTCTATCCGGTTGGAACAATCTATGAAACTACATCTACAGACTTGGATACTACAACTAAAATGGGTACACATTTTGGAGGTACATGGGAAGCTTATGGTGCAGGACAGGTTCTAGTGGCAAAATCCGCAGATACAGAGTTTGATACTATCGGTGAAACTGGCGGTGCAAAGACGGTCACTCTGACCTCTGCACAGTCAGGAGTACCAGCACACACACACGGGTTTGGCGGTTATAGTGTAGTAACAAATCAGACTGGGTATAACAATGCCGCTTCGGCAGCGGGGTTAAATATCAGGAGAGATGGGCCAACAGCAACCGATAGCAATAGCACAGCAAACGCATCCTCTGCACACAATAATCTACAACCTTACATAGTAGTATACCGATACAGAAGAACAGTATAATTTATTAACTAAACAACCTATGGCACAAACGACAATAAAAGAAAAACAAATTGATGATCTATCTTATGCAGCTATCGCGTCTACGAGTAGGACTGGTGCTGACGCTAAACTTGTAACGGGGACAGCAGGTTCGATACAAAACATATTGTATTGGGATGCAAATGGGGATGCTGTTTCCTCAACAGGCTTCTACTGGACTAGAGATGCGACAAACTGTGCAACAGCAACACCTACAACAGTACTTGCCCTTGCTGCACCCGGTGTGTATATATTCACGACTTACTATTCTGCAAATGAGGCAAACAACCCATACTGTGAAACGGCTCTAATATCTACCGATGGAACGACTAGGAGTAAAGTTACCATATTACAAGACGGGACAGCTGTCACTATTGGTATGAGTAATCTTAATGTAACAATAACGCAGGGCTCTGGAATTACATTAACAATGCAGTGGAGTTGTATGAGACTAATTTAGGTAGTCGACTATGTTATTTATATGTTACAATTAAGAATAGATTAAATATAGATTATGCCAAAACAAACAGAAAGCCAGATGGTCGATAAGATGGAGATTAGGGCGATAGTACAACAAGAAATAAAGGTTTGTTTTGAAGAGATATCCTCGGATGTTAAGGATATCAAAAAGGCTCTTTTAGGAAATGACTACAACAGGACAGGATTGGTCGCTACAGTACAAAGCCACAATGATTATATTGAGAAAAACAAGATAACCGACATAGCAAACAGGGGATTGAAAGTCGTTGAAATGTTTGAAGATTGGAAGGATAATGGAAATTGGGAGATACTAAACAAGATGATACTTGATAATGTAATAACTACTAGAATGAAGGTGTTTTTTGGATTAGGAAGCTGGGCGGGAATAATAGCCTTCGCTAGTTCAATAATTCTAGTGATCGGCTGGTTCAATGGGTGGTTTGGGAAATAAATTAAGAATGAATTAAAATGAATAAGCTTGGGAGGCCCCTTGATGGCGAATTGTGGATAACACAAAACTATCATGCAAATTCCTCCAACAGGGCAGTAGATATTTCAGCCGCACAAGACCGACCTGTATACGCACTTGCCGATGGTGATATGACAACTGCAACTCCTACGGGAAACTCATATTGTGTTCAAAGTATTGATGGTTCTGATATAAGAGCTTTTTATGTTCATACTTATAAATGGCTTCCTGTTGGTACTCATGTTAAGAAAGGACAGGTTATCTGTTATATAGCACCAAAGACATTAAACGGTGGCTTCCCTACTCACCTACACCTTGGAACGGACTTAAACCACAACTTGATGGACTATATGGATAGGTCAATTGTATTTAGAACAGGATATAGCGACATACGAGCTGATTGGTTTAACGGAGCAGATTTGAATTGGAATTTGTTCAAGGATTTGGAATATAAAACGACCCCGCCAGAAGCCCTAGAAATTGAAAAACTACGAAATGATATAAACATACTAAACGGGCAACTCACAAAGATTACAGCCGATTACACGGCCTCACAGGCGGCACTCAAGGAGTCAGTAGACCTGTTGGGTACATCAAACAAGCTATTAAAAGAAGAACAGAAGAAAAATACTAGACTATCAGAAGAATTAGAAGCTAAAAAGATTGATCTGGAACTAGCGGTGGATAAGTTAAACAAAATGAAGAAGAGAAGATTTGAATGGGTAGTCAATGTGTTGGATAAGCTGTTTCCTCGGAAATAGGACTGTCCTTAAATTATTAGGAATGTTTTTTATTAAACATTTAGAAGTTCGAGATACATTTACAAATATACGCAATAATAAAAGGAAAATTATGGTTGTAGTAAACACAATTATTAATGTTAGTTTTGTAGTAATGACTATAAGTGCCATAATATTGATGTTGGCGTGTGCAGTTAAATTAATTTTATCTAATATATAAAATGGCTACGAAAGAAATAACAGCAGTCGAAAGATTGGAGTTTGCTTCTGGCAAAGTAGGTAATGCGGTCAAGTGGATGGCATTATCAGGCGTGTTGACCTATGCGTTGGATGAGTTGCTAACTTTAATACCACAATTTGATTTACCAAAGTGGGCATTATTGGTAAGTGTATTAGTAATCAACGTGTTGACATTTGCAGTTGCAAAATTCATAGAAGGAAAAGATAAAAAATAGACTATGGAAGATCAGAAGGAGAAAATAGAATCATATACAGATGTGCTTCGTATGAGGGGCAAGTTCAAACGAGTACAACAGTTATCTTGGAATATTAACAAGATGGAACAAGCCTACGATATAGAAACAGCCTCTCCTTCTGAACTCAATTTATTATTCAACACCTACATCTCCCTAATACCAGAAATCAAGCTAATATACGAGGATTTGAAGGAAGAGAAGGCTAAAAAGTAGTGTGTTGATATACGATATTATAGGATTATTGACATCCGTGTTTAGGTATTGTATGTTTAGAGCATGAGAGACCAAGCAAAAGATTTTTCAAAGAAGTTAGATGTTTATATCAGGGGGTGGGTTTCCTCGCTTGGTCGCCCACTCTCTGGTATAGGTATTTAATTTAAGACCAAGCAAAATGGAAGATATCGGATGGATCAAGTTACATAGGAAGCTGAATAACTCCAAGTTATGGCTTTTAGAACCATTCACCAAAGGACAAGCGTGGGTTGATCTAATTCTCAATGCTAATCATAAAGATTCAGTTATGGAGATACGAGGTAATATAATCCCCATTAAGAGAGGGCAGATAGGTTGGAGTGAGATTACAATGTCAAAAAGATGGAAGTGGAGTAGGAACAAGGTGAGAAACTTTCTAAAATGGCTAAAATCGGAACAACAGATTAAACAACAGACAGTGTACAAGATAACCAGTATTACCACGATAATTAAGTATAGCCAGTATCAAAGCGATACATCAAACGATACAACAGAAGGACAACAGAAGGACATCAGAAGGTACACAGACAAGAATGTAAAGAATGATAAGAATAAGATAGGAGATTTTTTAAGCACAGAAGAACAGTCAAAACTCTATAACGAGAGAATGGAGAGAGATTACCAAAAAACACAGGAAATGCTGAAAAAGAGCAAAAAGGAATAATTTTATTTATAAAGATATGAAAAAGACAAATAAGTGTGAGGTGTGTGGCAAAAGATACTTGTTACCTAGTTATGATGTTACAGGAGAGTTGAGAGAAGAAATGTGTTTTACTTGTGAATGTGCTATGAGAATGATGGCTGCGGTAGACATGACAATCGAACAGCAGTACGGATCTAAATATGAGGCGTTTGCGAAAACCTATGTTGATTATATGATCAAGAAGGGTAAGGCAATTAAGTAGTTAAATTTATTTATTAAAAAGAATGAAACAGAGCAATGGAAAATTAAAGCATTATTTACTTGTTGAGAAACCATTATCCCGAACGAACTTTCTTAAAAAGAGAATGGCTGAAGCTCGAATCAGCCTATTACAAGGGGATACTATTGATAGTCTTGAGTTTAGTACTACAGAGCCTACAGATAAGGGACGGAGAAGGTTTATAAGGGCTATGAATAAAAATGCAAGAAGATATTTGAAAGCTATCTAATTTATTTATTAAATAATATATGAAAAAGGACAGAAAAAAGAATCAATTTTTTGCAACGATAGGAATAACTATCACATTACACAAAATGCACGACGAGATTTTGTATGGGAACATTGACGAAAGAAAGTCCCAAACAGACTGCTCTATAGAAGATGTTGATATTGTTGGAACAGGTAAGATAAAAGAGATGATGCATATTCTAAAGGAGAGACATAATTTAATATCTAAATAGAAATGACAAAAGAACAAAGAGAAGAACAATTCAGAGAAATATTAAGAAAGGCAACCCGAGGCGAAATAAAACAGAAGGATAATGTAACCTCATGGGGATTTATGATGGATGAAAAGGATATTAAGAAGTTTTTAGATTTTATAGAGAGTGAAGTAGAGAAAGCAAAGAAAGAAGGGTTTGAAGATGGCGAGTTGAGTGAGATAGCGAAGTTATCGACAAGTGAGAATATGGAAGCAATTGAGAACTTCTTCAGAGAAGCCCCTATTGATTATGATTACAAGTGCAGACTATGGCGTGATTTTATTGATGACCTAGATACAGATATAAACATGGTGTAGTTAATTAAATTTTAGTTATACAGAGATATGAAAAGAAAAGAATTAAAACCACTTGAATTATTTGGGAATGTAAAACTTCCTCACCAGATACTCGCAGAATTGTATCACTTTGAAGAGTGTATCAAGAATATATGGATGGATAAACAGGTCAAAGAATTAAAAGCCCAAAAGAAATGAAAATAACTAGAACACCATTTAGAGATATTGAGAAGGAGAGATGGGATATCTTCGTAAAGTTTAGGTTGGTTGAGTGTGTAGCAGGCTTTTGGAGACTAACAGCGAAGGGCAAGAAGTCTTATGAGTTGGAATCAGTATCTAAATATCTGAAAGGGGAGATAGAGAAACCAGAGAGGATTGATCGTAAGGGTTTGATAAAAGGGTTGCTGGAACTGTAATAATATCTATTGACATAATATATATAATTCTATATAATTGGGTATATAAATTATAAATAATGAATGAATGAATACATCAATACCTAGGGAGTTCATACAGAACATACAGGGTAAAGAGTTCGTAAAGTACGAGGGGTTGTTAAATGCCTTTCACCAAAACGGAGGAAAGGAAATCACCACGGAGTTGATCCAGACTAATCTTAACGAAGAGACATTTTTCGTATTTAAGGCTGTAGTTTCTGGAGAGAAGGGTACATTTACAGGATATGGTGACGCTTGTAAAGGAAATGTAGGTCAGATGATCGTTAAACACATGATGAGAATGGCCGAAACAAGAGCAAAGGCTAGGGCATTGAGAGACTACAACAATATTGGAATGTGTAGTGTTGAGGAATTAGATTAACTTTAACCATCAAAACAATGGAATACAAAAACATAGAAGGATATTTAAGAAACATTGAAAAGATTGAGATAACATTTGCAGAAGATCAAAGGTATTATGTGGTAGTACAGTTGAGTTGCTCACCAACATTTTTACGCTTCTCATGTATAGATAATTATGAGTTGATCGAGTTGGTTAAACAGTTAGTTAAATTTGAGGAGATTAGAGAGGATATAATCAAATGAAAAACGAAATAATGGCATTCTTTAACCAAATGGAAAGGGAGAAGAGATCACGAGAGCAGGTTAAGCTACAACTAGAAAAGGAGTGGATTGAGAGTAAGGGTATTAAGAAGACAAAAAAGCTTGTTGATAAAATCAATAAGGAAATGACCGAATATTTAAGTTCAATAGACAAAAGAGATGAAGGAAGAAGTTTCAAAGAAATTAGAGCAGATATTTAGAGAGTTTAATGAGAGGAGATTGGAGATAGTCGAAGATACTATGAAGAAGGTATTGGAGATTAATGAAGCCAAGGAGTGCTGGATAAACAATAAGGAATACCACCTAGATCAAGAGGCGTTTGATTATGTAGTCTTTTATTTAGGAGTTCCAGAGATAGCGAGTAACTGTTGCACAGCCCATGTAAGGGAGAATGGAACTTGTAGGGATTGTGATGAGCATTGCGATTTAATTTATATATTTAATTAGAATGGGAACATTAAACAGGTGTCCAGAGTGTAAAAGCCACAACATAAGAATCACTAGAGAAGTGGGTTGTTTTTGGATGATCTTCTTCTTCGTGTCTTGTGGTTTGGGTTTGATTATGTGGCCTTTCCTACCACGAATTGCAGTCTGTAAGGATTGTGGTGCGAAGTGGAAGATTTAATTTAGAGAGTATAAGGAATGGAGAAATACACAAGAGAAAAACTAGCCCTGATGTTTGATATGAATAAAATAACCGTCTACAAGAGGTTCGCTTCGCCATACGCAAAGGAGAGGTGGGGTGTAGTTACTAGGAAGAGAGCAGATGGATCTATCACCAAATATGTTCCAGAAGATAAGCTTGATTTGTGGAAGAGTGGAGTTAGATATGTTGGGAGACCAGTGTTTGAAAAGTAGCGTTGTTAGCGGGTTTATTATCTATTGACATATTATATATAATAATATACAATTGTAAACATAATGAAGAAGAGGTAGCAGGACAAACAGCACCTTTTCAGGGATTACGCCCTACTTCTTTTTCATAGTTAAGTTTAGTGTTAAATGAATGAAGAACTTATACAAATTACCCAAGAGAGAGAGTATGAAGGACAACCGATTAGACATCGGATTTGCTTTGATCTTGATGGGAATGTTGCTGATCCTGATAGCACTGGTTTCTATGAAGAACAGCTACAACAAGGCATTAAACGGATGTATTGATGGTGGAAACAGTAAGGAATATTGCGAGATGATGTTGAATTAGCTCTTTAGATCGGCTCATGATTGTTGGTTTCGGGCAGTTTCTGACATATCGTGAGCCTATCCCTGCTAGTGGAGTTAGTTGATTCTGCTGGTAAGGATAGGAATAGTCTTTTAGGGTTCTTTGAAAATTGAATATTATAATTTGTGGAGTAATACAAGTCGGACATAACGCCTCAATTCTAGTAGAGAGGACTGGGTTCGAGCCAAACAACAGGTAAGGTTGCAAGATAGCCTGTGCGGTGTAACCTCCACATATTTTAGTATTTAATAAGAGTTCTTTTAATGATTAGACGCTTGAAGTGTACTATGCGGAATATTTAGGCTGAACATTGAAAAAGAGGAAGCTGTACAGGTGTGAATCCTGTGTTTAGTAATACGAAGCATGGTGTGATGGCATACCCGAGAGGGTGGTCTGGTTCAAATCCAGCAAGTGTCATAAGAGTAGTTTAGAGTGGTGTATATAAATTATTATTTTTAATTAAGATGAAGAAAGATATTACAGTAGAGAAGGCTTTGTGGATTTATTTGAAGAGAAAACTTAAAGTATTGAACGATAATAACAAAACTGCAAAAGAGATATATAGCTGGATTACTATACAAAAAGTATTCGGGGATTAGTATATAAATTAAGAACAACAACTAAAATGAAATTCTTATTTGGAGACATTGTGGTTATAGAGCAGGATTTGATAGGTGTAGTTGTGAAGACTTGGGATAAGAGAGAATCAAAACACGAGAAGCAGGGTTTCTATTATGAGGTTTATGTCAGAAGTTATAATTCCATTAAAGAGTATCACGAAGACGAGGTTGAGAGATATAAAGTAAGGCACAAAGAACTGAACGAAGAAGAAATGGGTTATCAATCGTTTAGTTGATTAGTAAATAATTTTTAGTATTAGAATATATGAAAAAGGCAAAACTCTTTGCAGGAATATACCTAATAATTCTTTTTGTGGCATTTCTAGTGCTTGTAGCCCTCTTCAATTTTTGGGCATTTGTATTCTTGCTAGTGGGGTTGTTAGCAATACTCGCATACGGTGTCCTATTGTCGGATTCAGTCTAAATTATTAAAGTAATTATATATATGGAAAAGAAACTAGATAAAGAACTTCGTAATGCGATTATCAAGATACTATCCAAGTTGGATTCCCCTAGGGAGATAGTTAATCTCTATTTTGATGGGAATAATATTGTATGTATGACAATAGAGGCAGATTTTGAGTACTCTGAAAATATAGTGCATGTGGCAAATATGCTGAACATAAAAGAATCTTTAGAAAAGGAAACGGTTGAACTCAAGAATAGTGTGAAAAAACTAAAGCAAGAAAAGGTGTTACTAGAGAAGGCGATTAAACTAATAAGAAGTAAGTGTATTTAATATAACGAAGAAGAAAATGAGATTAAATGTAATTATTTGGAAGTCCTTAACAAAGGGTATCCTTGAATCAAAGCACTATGCCCCTAGAGAAGAGGTTGTTAAATGGCTAGTTGACATGATTAAGAGGGAAAGCCGTAAAATCGGATTAAAAGAAAAAACAGAAGAACAGTTGAGGGTTACTTAAATTTTAAGCTAAAGAATAATGAAGAAGATAGAAAAATTAGATAATTCTAGTTGCTCGGAAGAAAGGTACTTACTTGGAATTGGAATTATTGCAGATAAAGTAAACGAGATTATAGACAGGTTAAATCAATCAGTATCACAGCCAGAGGTAAAGACAAAAAGTAGAGACGAGATATATGGGGATTTTAATGAGAGAATGAAAAATGCCAAAAGGGAAGTTGAGAATAACACAGAGGAGTGGGAAAAGGCAGAGTTCAAGCATGAGGTACTATGTTCTGGTTCTCCAGAATGGATTTTTGGAGAACCTTATGCAATAGACAAACTTATAAAGTTTCTTAATGAGAATAAGATTGAGAAGTTCACTATTGTTAATGAAGACAGTTGGGGTATTGAGATTATATACAGACTGGGGAGTAATTAAATTTAGATACAAAATAAAATGAGAGATAGGGATATACCATTTGAGGTTAATATTTTTGAGAAGATTAGCTTAATACTAGATAGGAGAAGGTTCAAGAAGAAGCCCTATGTCCATATGTCTATATACACACAGGAGATAGTAGAAGAGGGGAAGATGTACGATTGGATCAGTGATTCACTTGATGATTTCCACGGGAGGGTTGACTACAAAGGCGTTGTGAATATAGAAACAGGAAGATATGGTGAGAGCGGAATGATATGTAAGATATTCTATTATTAAGGAGGATTAATAATGTTCAAACCTGTCCCAATACCGATATCACAACAATTAGAAGAAGATGTCAGACTGTATCTAAAAACCCACAATATGGGAAATAGGGGACATGACGATGGCAACTATGAACAACAGGTAACAGGGTTGATTGGTGAGTGTATGGTGTATCACAGGCTCTTGAAAGCATATCCTGATCTCAATGAGAAGTTAGATGGGTTTGATGGAGGTGTAGATATCAGGTATGGAGGCTATACGATTGATGTGAAGACAATGGGGAGAAACTGTAATGCCCTTTCGTATTATGCCAATAACTTCTACGCTACACAAAAAGACTACCCATGCGATATTCTCATATTTTGTAGCCTGAATAAGAAGCGAAAAGTGTTGGAGATATGCGGTTGGATATTCAAAAAAGAATTAGAAAGTGTTTCTAAACTATGCAGAAAAGGCGAACCGCAGTTCAAGGATGATGGATCTAGTTTCATTTTAGAGTGTGATGATTATGTTATTTTGAATAGAGATTTAAGACCCTTTACAAAGTAGTTAAAAAGGAATATATATAAGTATGCCCAAATGTAAGAAGTCCAAGAAAGCTTGTTGGTCTGTATTCTCCAAGTATATTAGAACTAGAGATTGCATAAATACCGCCAAAAGCACAACAGAAGGATATTGTGTAACTTGTAACAGAAAATTCCCTATTGCAGAACTTCAGGCTGGTCACGCTATCGGTGGTAGAAATAACTCCATTTTATTTGATGAGGAACTTGTGAATGCTCAATGTAGGGGATGTAATGGCTATGGAAACGGAAGATATGCGGACTATTCTCTATGGTTCATAAACAAACACGGGATAGAGAAATGGGAAGAGAAGGTTAGATTAAGCCACCAATTAGCAGTTGATCTTGATTATGATGAGATATACGATAGATTCAAAAATAAATTAAACAACCTTTTGAATGTCTGAATATACAGATGACCAGATACTCGAAATGATAGGCCGTGAACCAGTACATAGAGATATGGATAAACTAAAATCCTTCTATGAGAATAAGACGGTAATGGTTACAGGTGCGGCAGGATCAATCGGAAGCGAGTTAGTTAGATTATTAATCACCTTGGGAGTAAAACAAGTATTGGCCTTTGATTGGTGGGAGAATGGAATATTTTTCTTGGAGCAGTCTTTGCAATCTGAATTAGTCACATATTTTGTTGGAGATGTTAAGACAAGAAGGGTAGAGAAGATACTCGCAAAATACAAGCCACAAATTATCATACAGGCGGCAGCATATAAACATTGCCCTTTAATGCAGGATAATTCAGTTGATTGTTTCAACAACAATGTATGGGGCGGATTAAATATGATGGAGACCGCAGTTGAATACGGGTGTGAGAACTTCATATTGGTATCTACGGATAAGGCGGTTAATCCTAGCAGTATCATGGGGGCTACAAAGCGGATATGTGAGGTACTTATGCAACAGAGAACAGGAGACACGATATTCAATGCCGTTAGGTTTGGGAACGTTATTCAAAGCAATGGATCAGTGGTTAATACCTTTATGAGACAGGCCTCACAAGGTGAACCCCTTACAGTAACAGATAAGAACATCACAAGATACTTTATGACTAAAAAGGAAGCGGTTGAATTGATCTTATTATCTGCAACTATAGCCAGAAATGGGGATATATTTTTATTGGACATGGGAAAACCAGTAAAAATCATTGAATTAGCCCAAAGTATTATAAAAGCTCTCAAATCAAAGAGTAAAATCAAAATAACGGGATTGAGAAAAGGTGAAAAGATGTTTGAAGAACTTACATACAACCCACAAACCATGGCAAGAACAGAAGAGGATAAAATATTCATAGTGAAGAATGACCCTGACGGCAAGGAAATAGAAGACGCTATCAGACGGGCTATTCCTAAAACATTAAATTATGAACTGACGGAGCATGAGATGTTCTTTATGATAAGAAGTCTCGGCTACAATGTAAAAAGATGAAAACTATTCTCGTGACTGGTTCGAAAGGTTGTTTAGGTAGTCTTATTCCGGAGATAGAAGGATATAGAATAATACGAACCGATAGGGAAACATTGGACATAACAGATTTCGGGGCGGTAGAGGAGTTGATCTCGGTGGAAAAGCCAGAGATTATAATTCATTTAGCAGCGTTGTTAGGTTCGGCTTGTAACGATACAGACTTGGCAATGCAGGTTAATGTATGTGCAACGCTTAACCTACTCAAGGTAGGACAAAAGTATGGGCTAGAGAGGTTCATATTTACATCCACTTGTGCTGTGTACGATCAGATGGAGATTAGACCAACAACAGAGTTAGACAACATTGGTGCTAAAAATATGTATGGCATTTCAAAGTACATGGCAGAACAGGTGCTTTTAAGGAATGCTACTTGTAAATTGACCATATTCAGGATATTTAATCTATACGGAGATGGATTCAAAAATTCGTTAATCAATAAATTAAAAAGCGGTGAAGAACTGACTATTGTGAACCCTGATAGCTATTACAGAGATTATATTCATGTGTCAGATGTCATTCACTTTATCATTCGGGCTTTAGATGTCAAAACGCAGGGGGTTGTGTTTAATCTAGGTAGTGGAGAGGTAAGAACTACTAACCAGTTGATAGAGGAGATGATAGACACGGGGTGCAACCCAAGGTATAAGAGAATTGATGATGGAGAGTGTACGGTGAGTTGGTCGGACAATACTAAATTAAAAAAGGTATTCGGGGAAGTACCCGAGAAAGGATTAAAACTATGACACCATACCAAACACCAGAGAAGATTAAGTTGAAGTTTGACGCTATTAAAGAGCCTAAAGAATTCTGGAAGGGCAAGACAGTATTAGACATAGGTTGTTGTTCTGGTATGTTGTACCCACTTCTAAAAGAGTGTGGGATTAAGAGTTATACAGGAATAGATTTAAGTATGGAGTATATTTATGATGCAAAAAGCAACTATCCAGATGTTGATTTCTTCTTGGCCGATCTGAAAACCTTTGAAGGCAATTATGATATAGGAATATCCCTGTCTACACTTCATATTCTTGATGACAATGAGTTTGAAAAGGCATTGGAAAAGTATTCTAAACAATGTAAGACATTTATATTTGAAGTTCCAGTTATAGGCACAGCACCGATATATTACACAAGAGACGAGGAGACTAATATATTTTTAGCTAAACAATTCTTTGAGAATGTGTTGTGCTATGGTGTATCACCTAGCCCACATGATCCAAAGAGCACAAGGAAGGTATTCAAATGTTGGAATCAGTAAATATAAATGAGATATACACAATGAACCTAGTGGTTGGTGAGGCTGTACCAATGACAAGCTGTCCTTTTGTAGGGTTTGCTAAAGAGATATACGATAACAGGGCTATCAAACCAGAAGACACCATGTATTACAAATGGATTGAGGACTTGGTAGAAAAACACAGTTGCGTATGGGGATATATAAAGACCAAAGAAGATATAATAGCCAGAGTTGAGAGGTTCAAGTGGTTAATAGATAGTTTGGAGGGTGGGTATGATGAAGTGCAAGAAGACGCTACATTATGGATAGAAGATAAAAAGTATGGTGGTCTTACAGCAGTAAGAGAAAACGGAAAGGTATTACTTATTGATGGAACACATAGGGTGAGTATAATGATAATGCTAGGGTATGACAAAGTAACTTTAGACATATACAAATGCGAATAATACTATATCAAGCTAATCAAACAAAGTGTGGTGGAGTGGAGCAGTTCAACTACACCTTCTGCCAAAGGCTATCCAAGTTCTACGATATTACCTTTTTATGTGACGCAGGTGATCCACAGCAGTTAGCAAGGATAGGGAAGTATGTACCAGTGGTTGTATTTGATGACCAGATGTTTGAAACCGACATTTGTATCTTTTCAAGTGCATGGGGTAAGCGACCTGTTAAAAACATCAAAGCCAAGAGATATATTCAAATGGTTCATGCAGACTTCAGAGGGTTAGAGAAGTTCTGGAATTTCGCATACCAGAAACTAGACGAGGTTACAGAGCATATTGGAGGAGGGCAGGTCATAGCTGATACTTTCAAAGAGAGATTCCAATGGGATTGTCAGGTTGTCCACTATATGTTGGACAAAGAGGTGAAGATTAAACCAGTATTGCATTTGATAACGACCTCACGAATAGGAAAGGAGAAGGGCTTTCAGAGGGTTGTACAAATGGCTAAAAAGTTAAAAGATGGTGGGTATAAGTTCAATTGGGATATATGGGGAGATGGATTTGATGAGGGGTATGTGAACAAGATTAAAAGACAGTTAGAGAATGTACCAGAGGTGTCCTTTAGAGGGTACGGAACAGGATTAGATAGTTTCGTAGCTGACGCTGATTATCTGGTACAATTGTCCGATACAGAGGGCTATGCGTTTTCAATACACGAAGCCTTGTCTTACAACACGCCTGTTATAGCTACAGACTTCCCAAATGCTAGAGAGCAGATACAAGACGGTAAGAATGGGTACATCGTAGATTTCAATCTTGAATGTTTTGACGACAAATTCATAAAGAAGCTATACGAGAAGAGACCGAAGTTTGAGTTTAAGGAAATAGGAACAGAACAGGCTTGGATAGATGTGTTGGGTAAGCCAGATGGGAAGCGTAAAAAGACCAAGATAATAGAATCAGACAAGGTCACAGTTAGATGTTTCAAGAGATATAATGATATAATATTAAATAGGAGAGTAAACAAGGGAGAAATGCTTGAGGTTTCAAGATCACGAGCAAATACTCTTGTTGCTACAGGTGTGGTAGTTAAGTTAAGCAATTATGAGAATGGAACTTCCAAGACTTAAAGTGCAGTTGGTGAGAGGTAAGCAGACTATTAAGATCTATGGTCATGTTTACGAATTAGACTTCAGTGAGATAGTAGTACCAGAGGTTAAAGTAAAGAAAGTTAGTAAAAAGAAATAAATTAACGAATTAAATAGATGAAGTGGAGAACAGAGATTAGGAAGCTGTCCGAGTTAAAGAATTGGGAAAGCAACCCAAGAATTATATCAGAGGAACATTTTGAAGAGTTAGTATCAAGTATAGACGACTTGGGGAATTTTGAACCACTTGTAATAGATACTGATGGAACAGTTATAGCAGGGAATCAGAGGTTGAGGGTAGCACAAAAACTAGGACAAACAGAAGTTGAAGTAAGTGTACCAGAAAGGAAACTAACGGAACAAGAGATTAAAAAGATTGGTGTTATAAGTAATAGGCATAGTGGAGAATGGGATATGGATAAACTAGCCAATGAGTTTGAAGATGTATTAACAGAACTAGGGTTTGATGATTTAATGCCAGAGGTGGAGTTAGATGTAAAAGAAGATGACTACGAAGAGCCAGAGGATTTAGAAGTTAAAGTTAAAAAGGGAGAGGTGTGGCAACTAGGAAAGCACCGCCTTATGTGTGGGGATAGTACGAAGATAGAAGATGTTGAGAAGTTAATGGATGGACAGAAAGCCGATATGGTGTTTACAGACCCACCATATAATGTAGACATTGACAGCAGGAGTAAGAAGAGAGGACTAGGGAAGATTAAGAACGATGATATGGGTGATGAAGAGTTCCTTCGCTTCCTTAATCAAGCAATTGGAAATATTTTTATATCGTCGAAAGATGAATCACCTCTGTATGTATGGCATAGCTATCGTGAACAGAGAAATTTTGAGTTAGCATTGAATACTTCGGGTTATGAGGTGAGAAATCAGATTATTTGGGTTAAGGACATTCCGAGTTATACAAATATTGAGTTCAGACAACAGCACGAAAATTTGTTTTATTGTAACAAGATTGGATTCAAATGTAATTCGTATAGAACAAAAGGCAATTCTGTCATAGAGGTTGCATCAATACAAAGTGCAAAAAGCATAGATGATAGCGGAAATAAATGGTTCAATGGTGGTTCGGAAGGATTGAATTTGCATACGACACAGAAACCCGTTGGCGTGATAGTCCCGTTTGTTGAAACCAGTTCCATTAAGGAGAATATTATACTAGATTTGTTTGGTGGTAGTGGTTCAACTCTAATAGCTTGTGAACAAACAAATAGAAAATGTTATATGATGGAATTAGACACACACTATTGCCAAGTTATAATTGATAGGTGGGAGAAGTTTACAGGAAAAGAAGTGATTAAATTAGGAGATTAAAATATGGAAAACGCCAATAAAAACCCCATACCAAATAATGTTCCGTTTTCACCAGAGAACCAACCTACACCAGAACAGAAGAGCAAGGGTTGGCAAAGGAAACAAGAAGCACAGAAAATAATGGACGAGATGTTGTCTTTAACAAGTATGAGTTACAAAGAGATTAAAGATTTGCTAGATGATATTAAAGTACACCCAGAGAATCATACTTTAAGAGAGGTTAAGATAGCGAACTACCTAATGGAGAAAAAGTTTACTGTTGATTATTTAGATAGACATATTAGCAAAGCACCTCAAGAGGTTATCATGGGTGGTGATATGGAATTAAAAATAACAAGGGAGATAATAAATGGATCTACACCTGAAGTATCCTAGTTTTATATGTCCAGCACTATTTAACGATGTTAAGCACACCGTCATTCATGCAGGAAGACAAACAGGGAAGACATATAACACAGCACAATGGCTAGTAGAAGAAACCATCGATCAGGGCTGTAGGTCTTTGTGGGTTGATACAGTCCACGCTAACATAGACAAGTATGTTGATTGGTATTTCAGACCTATTCTAGGGGAGGTGTGGAAGAACTGTACTTGGAATGCACAAAGGAAGATATTGAAATTGCCTAGTGGGGAGATAGATTTTGGATCAGCACAGAAGCCAGAGAACTTGGAAGGGTTTAACTATCCACGATATGTTCTTAATGAAGGTGGTATCATATTAAAGAAGTCTAGCCTTTGGGATAACACGCTATACCCTATGATTAAGGGAGATAATGTTAGAGGTAAGATAATAGGAACACCAAAGGGGAGAAACAAATTCCATGAGTTAGCGGTGTTGGGTAGAAGTGGTAATCCAGACTATGCGACATATCACTATACCGTCTACGATTCACCATATTGGACAGAAGACCAGATTAAGGTAGCCAGAGAGCTTTCGCCAGAGTTGGTATTCAAACAAGAGTATATGGCAGAGTTCATTGAAGGTGAAGGTATGGTGTTCAGGAAGATTAGGGATGTTGTTAAAGATACTTACAGAGAACCAGAAGCGGGTAGGAGATACATATTGGGTATTGACCTAGCAAAGCATGTGGACTTCACCGTCATTATTGTTATTGATGATGTAACGCATGAGGTTGTGTATAAAGACAGGTTTAATCAGATAGATTGGGTGTTACAAAAGAACAGGATCAAAGCAGCGTGGGAGAAGTGGAACAAGGGGCAGGTTGTATTGGATAGCACAGGGAATGGGGATAGTATTTACGATGATCTAGTGGCTATGGGTATGAGAGTAACACCATTTAAGTTTACGAGCAGTAGTAAGGCAGAAATTATTAATAACTTATCTGTCGCTATTGAGAATAAAGAGATATGGCTTCCAAACGATCCACAGGTCATTGATGAGTTGGAGTTATACGAATACAGTGTAAGCAAATCGGGTAATGTTACTTATTCAGCACCAGAGGGCTTCCATGATGATATTGTAATGGCATTGTGTTTAGCATGGAGTGCAGTTAAAACTACTATCCACTTCCAGAGCTTTAACCGTAGCAAGTTTGGTTTGTAAGTTACTTTTATGTTACAATTAAATATAAGTTATAATCACCATAAGCGGAATGTTCACTGTAACAAAAGACACGCCTTTAAGCGTTGAATTGATTAAGAATGCGATTAAATATAACGAGGAGAAGAGGGAAGATTTTAACCAACTAGAAAACTATTACCTTGGAGACCACAATATCCTATACAGAAACAAACCTATAACAGCTAAAAACAACAGAATAGTTGTAAATCATGCTAAATATATCACTGATACGAACATTGGGTACTTGCTAGGAAACCCTGTTGATTATGACGCAGGTGATTTCAATATTGATGAGGTTAAGAACCAGTACAAACAACAGACCATTGCAGATGTAGATCACGAGATTGCTAAAGACCTTTCTATATTCGGAAAGCAGTATGAATTGGTCTATAACATAGACAATAACATCAGAAGTAAGGATATAGATGTTAGAAACTGCGTTTGTGTTTATGATGATACTGTAAATCATGACAAGATGTTCGGAATCATCTATAAGAAGTCTGAAGCATTTGAAAAGTATACCGATGTTGTTGTTTATGACAAGAACTACTCATACAACTGCACCGATGGTAATGGGAATATAACCATTGGGTTGCCTAACACGCACAAGTTCTTGGCTGTACCTATTATTGAATATAGAAACAACAGTGAAGAGCAAGGAGATTTCAAACAGGTTATATCCCTAATAGACGCTTACAATATCTTACAGTCAGATAGAATCAATGATAAAGAGCAGTTAGTCGAGGCTATTCTTGTTGGGTATGGTGTAACACTTGAAAAGGCACAGATGGAGGAACTACTTGCTAATAGAACTGCATTCGGATTGCCTATAGATTCAAAGATGGAATACTTGATTAAAGCATTAGACGAGGGTCAGATAGATATATTAAGAAAAACCATTGAGGCTGACATTCACAAGATTTCACAAGTACCTAACATGGCAGATCAAGAGTTTGTTGGTAATTCTAGTGGTGTTGCTATCAGATACAAACTACTTTCATTTGAGCAGAATACAAAGAACAAGGAGAGGTATTTTGAAAAGGGATTAGCGGACAGATTTGAATTGTACAATAACTATTTGGTAAGTATTTCCAAGATGTCCTTTGTTCCAAAGTATGAGTTAAACATTACCTTCACTAGAAACCTACCTCAAAACGACCTAGAGATCGCACAAACGATTTCATTGCTTAAAGGTACGCTAACAGAGAAGACACTTATCGGATTACTCCCATTCATAGATGATGCAGAACAAGAAGCGAAAGACGCTAAAGACGAACAAACAGAAAAATATAATAGTGAGGTTGGGGAATTCGGAACATTGAATGAGACAGTAGACAAAGCGTCAAACAAAGTAGGTGAAGAGGTTAAGACTAAAAAGAAATCAGTATTGGAGAAACTATCCGATTTTATAGGACAGTAATGAACCCTTTTGACAGGTTAAAAAGCACAATCGCAGAAGCGAAAAAGGAGCTTGAGAACACGGCCATATTTGAAGCCCTTACAGATTCCATTATCAAAATATCAGGTAGGCTAGATAGTCTTACTAAAAGCACGACCGAGGGATTTCAGAGGGCTTACAAGGGCTTACAGGAGGTCTTCGAGAGGGTTGTTGGTATAGAAACAAGGGTAGAGAAGATTGAGAAGCTAAAACTCAAGGATGGGTATACCCCAAGAAAGGGAATTGATTATGTTGATGGTAAGGATGGTGCTGATGGGATAGACGGTAAGAATGGGTTGGATGGCAAGGATGGAAAAGACGGCCAAAATGGTAAAGATGGAAAAAGGGGAGAAAAGGGGGAGAAAGGGGAAAAAGGGGGAGACGGTATTACTACATTACAAACAGTTCTAAAAGAAGTTCCACTATTGCCTATAGAGATTAAAGGTAAACTAGAAACATTAAAGGGTGATGAGAGATTAGACGCTAAAGCTATCAAAAACCTCCCTAGTGGTATTCAGAGAATAGGAAGTAATGGGTTAAGAAAGTTTATTGAGTTAGATGATACCCCAAAGACATACAAGGGCAAGGCAGGGCAAGTAGTCAAAGTGGCTACGAATGAAAAGGGTTTGGTGTTTGGTGCTGGTGGTAGTGGTGAAGGTACAACGGATCATAGTGCCTTGGACAACCTAGCCTATGCTAATAGTGGCCATACAGGATTCCAACCTGCGGGTGAGTATCTTACAGCTAATGACTTGCCAGAAGTTCCAAGTGATATCTCTGATTTAACAGATAATACAGGAATCATACCCCTAGATACAGGGGATTTAACCAACAACGCTGGATTTATAACATCAAATGATATCCCCGCTATTCCTACAAAGACCAGTGATTTGGAGAATGATAGCGGTTTCATTGATACACAATATTCATTGCCTATCGCTTCGGATACAGTTTTAGGTGGTATCAAAGTTGGAAGTAGATTGACCATGGATCAGAATGGGGTATTGAGTGCAGATGTACAAAGTGGGGGCTCTGGAATTCAAAGTATAGTAGCGGGTACAGATATATCAGTAGATGCAACAGATCCCGCCAACCCAATAGTAAGCTTCGATGGAACAATCCCAACTGAATTGGATGCTACTAATATTAATATAACGGATTCGGGTGATTACTATACTGGCGAGGATGTTGAAGTGGCATTACAAGAGATAGGAGAAAAGTTTGATGATATGTTTGAACCAACTGGCTTTGTTAATAGAACCTCAAGCACAATAACCTTTACTAATACAAGCCCTGATAGGACATTGACTATTACCCCTAACACCAGCTTTGATATCTATGAAAGTG